TTCTGGTAAGTCTGGTGGCGAGTCATACTGGGAAGTAAGATAATGAAAACATATAATGAATTGAATGAAGTTACGACAAATAAAGCCAAGAAAGCTGAATTGTCGGATATGATGAAGCACTTAAAGAGTCTATTAAAATCGGTAGATAACTTAAATAAACTAGATGATGACGCTGCACATTCTGGTTACGGCGATGTATTCGATCAATTAACCACTATGTTCGAGTTAGGTAAGGATTTTAAATCTGTCATCGATAGAACAAATAAAATTATTCCAAAGAGGGGTTAATGATGGAAGATTTAATACATATGACGGAAGGTAAAGATAAAGAATTATCCGGTGTAGTGGCAGCTATCGATCATGCTGTTAAGAAGGGTAATAATTTATTTGATTTTGAAAAAATACTTAAATCATCTGGCTTTAAAAAGGTAACTACTTCTACATCACCTGTTGGTCATGTAAGAATTACAGGCGTTGGCTCTAAAGATATTTTAATATTTTCTAAGAAATATGTTGATAAGGGTGATCGCCCTACACTAATTGGCCCATACGCTATAGATAGAGAGGGTTAGTGTTAAGCTTTAAGCAACATCTTGACGAAGGTAAGAACGACAAAGCCATATTCCACATAGTCTTTATGGCGGGTGGACCAGGCTCTGGTAAGTCATGGGTTGTTAAAAATCTCGGTTTGAAGATAATGAATATGGCTTTGATTAATTCGGACATAGCATTTAAAGTTGCTATGAAGAAATCATTACTATCTCTCGCTATGCCGGATGATGAAAAATACGCTAAGGATATTGTAAGAGATCTATCCAAGAAGACTACTAAGAAGAAATTGGAGTTAGCCATCGCTGGCCGACTCGGTTTAGTCATCGATGGTACTGGCAAAGACCTTGCTAAGATTAAAAAGATGAAATCCTCGTTCGAAGAGCTGGGTTATGAATCCGCCATGATATTTGTAGATACTGATTTATCCACTGCGCTACAGCGCAATATTGAGAGGGGTTCTGAAGGCGATAGAACATTAGACCCTAAAGATGTAGAGAAGTTCTGGAAAGAAGTTCAGGGTAATAAAGGAGTTTATAGTTCTTTGTTTAAAGAGAAATTTCACCTTGTGGATAATTCTACAGGCACTGAGTATGCTGGTTTTAAAAAGGCATATTCAAAAATTAAAGCGTGGACAAGTTCATTACCAAGCAATAAAAAAGCCGTAAAATGGATTGAAGAAAATTAATGAATCGTTCAAAGCTAATGATTTTAGCTCGGAAAGGTTTAGTTGAGAAAGAAGATGTGGCCATATTTAATGGTGCAATAAAGGCTTTACAGGCCAATAAGAGATTGACTCTTAGACAAGGCCAAGTTTTAGCGGGTGTGTTGGAAATATTATTAAACGTGATGGATATTAATCAAACAATATATCGTCAAACATTGAATGAAGTAAGAGGAAATAATGAAAAGTAGAAGTGAATTATTAAGTTATTTAGCGCGTTATTATTATGATCCGGCCGGCGATACTGCCTCTTTTTTAAAGGATATTTCACGTATTAAATTTGTGAACAAATATCTTAAAGAGTACAATAAAACTGGGAATTTTAAAGATAGACCTTGTATAAATATTATTATAATTCTTAATAATCTTTTTGGTCCAATTCCAACGAATGTAGTACTATTTAATATAGTATCACCGGGAGTCCATAAAGAATTAAATAGTGTATTACATTTTTTAAATCTTGGTCAACCAGAGCTTAAAGGATGTAATATAGAATTATTAGAAAAACTAAAAAGAGAGATATGAATAAAATTAATGAACAGGGTGGTGCCAGTCGCGGTGTGGACATCTACATTGTTTATAAATTTATTAAATTTTTAGCTAAACCTTGGACCGACTGGGAAGCGTATGAGTTGGGCATCATTGATGATGAAGGTAGGTTATTAAAGAAAAACAGAAAGACGAAAGACGAAAAGAATAATTATACATTATTCCATAGATTAATAAGAAACCTAAAACGCTTATTAGAAAAAATACCGGGTGGCAAATCCAAATTGGGTAAGGCGACAGCGGCATATTTTTTATTAAGAGAGGAGATAATAAACATGGGCGCAAGTAAAGAACAAATTAATGCTGCTTTTACTAAATATTTAAAAGAAGAAGAAAATGTTGAAACTGCATTGATTATAGAGGCGGCAATCGAAACCGAAGATTTTGGTATCACATTTGAAGATGCTGTAACAACCGCCGATGTGGCCATAATCCCCACTCCATTGGTTTCTGACCCTGACGGTAAGACAATGGGTATGTATTACTACACCTGTTCACCGGATGTATATGCAAAATGCATGAAGGGTAAACGAAAGACTGGTAGATGGCAGCAGTATCTTGAAGGCGATGATAGATACGAAGGCATCAAAAACTGGGCCAAGATTAATTCCAAGGCCGGTATCATGATTCAAGATAGAGCGACCGGTGCTTATACTGTCCTGCGCAGAGCCGCCGGTTCTAAAAGATGGGAACCTCACCATTAACTAAATTATTATATACTATGAAATATTTTTGTGATGCATCTAAAATAACTAAAATCTGTAAATATAAACAATACAAGCCCAAGGTTTGTTGCCAACACTGTGATATACGTGAGGATTGTTTTGCCGAACAGATTATGGTTGAAAATATTGGTAGAATGCCATGCCTAACCCTCGACTCAGAGGATTTCAAAGACACATGTAAAAACTGCGAATTTTTGTTCTAATTAGTTTACTTTTATGGCATATTATGTTATAATATAACTATATGGATTATATTGACAACGCATACATTCGCCGTGCCGGCCTTCACTTAGAACGATTTAAGGATAAAGGTCAAAATCAATTCAACTTCAGATGTCCGGTATGTGGTGATTCGCATAAGAGCAAGTCTAAAGCTCGTGGGTGGATATATGAAAATAAAGGCAAAGCCTGGGCCCACTGCTTTAACTGTAGTTATGCACAACCCTTCGATAAATTCTTAAAACAATTCTTTCCCAACATCTATTCAGAATATAGAATTGAGAAGTTTGGTAAAAAGAGTGAAGATAAACCATCGTATACATTCAAGAAGCCTATATTTGAAAAGAAGTTTAAAGAAGATCTATCCATACCATCCCTCGATACATTGGATGATGACCACCCCGCCGTATTATATGTTAGGTCGCGACAAATACCGGAAGACAAATTTAATTTACTATTCCACACAAATGGGTTCAAAGCATTTATAAATACCATTGTACCCGATAAATTCCCTGATACTAAGAAAGACGATGCGCGCCTGATAATTCCGTTCTATTCAATGGATGGTGAGCTAACTTATATTCAGGGTAGATCGTATGAAGCCGATACTGAGATGCGTTATATAACCATACGAATATTGGAAGTTGATAAATTATATGGATTGGAAAGAATTGATGTAGAGGATGATATTATTGTTGTTGAAGGACCTATAGATTCATTATTTATAGACAACGCACTGGCCATGGCCGGATCGAGTATATCACACATCGAAGGACTCCCGAAGGATAAAATTATATTTGCCTTTGATAGAGAGCCTCGCAATAAAGAAATTATACAGATGATGGAGAGATATGTAGATAGGGGTTATCGTGTAGCGGTGCTACCCCCGATTGTAGAAGGGAAAGACATTAATGAATGGGTTATCAATGGGGTAGATCCAGTAGAAATTAGGGAAGATATAATTAACAATTCATACTCTGGCTTAAAATGCAAGATGATGATTAATGAATGGAGAAAAATATAATGCCGATATATGATTTTAAATGTGAATCTTGTGGTGAGGAGATTAACGAAATTATAAAATGGTCTGAGACTCTATGTGAAGACTTAAAGCCATGTAAATGTGGTGAAAAGAATTGGAAAAGATTGATTAAAATCTCTTATGGTAAATTTAAAGAGCCGAGCGCTGATCTTGCTACAAGACAGACAGAGGAAATGTTAAGCGGTAAAAATTGGTATTGATATGATTAACATATATGTAAAGAAAAGAGACGGCTCATTAGAAGCATTAAATGTAGATAAGATACATGAAATATTAGAGATATGCTCGGATGGATTGGCGGTATCTGTATCAGACACAGCATTAAGCGCGCATATTAAATTCGTAAACAAGATATCAACGGTTGATATACAGCAAACATTGATTAAGTCTGCGGCTGAGAAGATTAGCCCCGTAGAACCAGACTATGATATCTATGCGGGACGTCTTCTTATTTCGCATATGCGCAAAGAGGTATATTCGTCATTCACCGCCATTCCGTTCTTGCAATATGTTCAAGAACGTGTAGAATCTAAATTATACTCGGCCGACATCTTAGATTCATATACTAATGAAGATATTGTTGAATTAGGCACATTCTTAGATTATGATAATAACTTCAATAGAGGTTATGCATCCATTGTTCAAATGGAGAGCAAATATCTTATTAAAGATGTCAAGACTGATAAGCTTTTGGAGATGCCGCAAGAGACATTCATGCTTATTCCAATGGTTATCTTTGCTGAAGAGAAGAATAGAACTAAGCTAATTGTCGATTTTTATAATGCTTTGAAGGATGATGAAATCTCACTACCCACTCCAATCATTAGTGGTGTACGTACTCAACTGAAGATGTTCTCTTCTTGTTGTAAGATTAAGATGGGCGATTCGGCCGAGTCTATTCTATCTTCCGAATACGCACTATCGCTGATGACCGCCAAGAGAGCTGGTATTGGTATAGATATGGGCCCAATACGAGGTATCCTAGCACCAGTCAAGAACAATACTGTTAAACATACCGGTGCTCTACCTCTACTTAAGACAGTAGAAGCCGCGAGTAAACAGTTCACGCAAAACTCATTACGTAGTGGTGCTACTGTAGTTAACTATCCTATCTTCAATTGGGAGATAATGGATATTTTAGAATATAAGAACAATCAAGGAAGTAATACTACGAGAGCACGATTCATTGATTATACTATTGGCATCCCATCAATCTTTATTGATAGATTGATGAAGAAGGAAGACTTTACATTATTCTCATCAGAGGAAGTACCTAAACTATTTGATACATACGGTAAGAATGACTTCACCAAGACTTATATTGAATATGAGAATAAGCGTGGCATAAGAAAGATAAAAATACCTGCGAGCGAAATCTTCAATAAGCTTGTTAAGGAACGTGTTGGTACTGGTCGTATCTACATACACTTCATTGATAACATTAACAAGCAAGGTATGTTCTCTGAACCGGTAACACAAACAAATCTGTGCAGCGAAATATTCTTGCCAACTAAGGCTATGAAGTTCGATGGATTAAAACAGACTAAGTTTGAATGTATTGATGATTATGATCTAGATAATGGTCAAGTATCACTTTGTATTCTCGGCTGTATCAACTTTGGTAAGCTATCTAACATTACAAGACTTGATAAGCTTACTAGCATTATGGTACGATTTCTCGATAACTTAATAGATATTCAAGAATACCCGATGGACGCAACTGAATGGCCAACGAAGGGTTATAGATTCCTTGGCATTGGCATTTCAGATTTTGCTCACTTCCTTGCTAAGTCGGAGGCTAGATTGGGTACAGTCAAGAGTAAAGAGCTATCTCATAGATGGGCGGAGAGATTCCAATATGGTCTAATCAAAGCTTCAATGGAATTAGCTAAAGAACGTGGCGCTTGTGAATACTTCTACTTAACAGAATACTCGAAGGGTAAGTTGCCTATTGATACATATAATAAGAATGTAGATCAATTAGTGGATAATAAACTATTATGTGATTGGCCTGGATTAAGAAAAGATATTAAAAAGTATGGTATGAGAAATACTGCATTGTCTGCCATTCCACCAACTGCATCATCTTCTCTTGTAAGTAATTCTACACAGGGTATTGACCCAATTCAGAGTGTGACCGATACATTTGAGAGTGCATCTTATACAGTTAAGAGCTTAATACCAGATTATGATAAAGAAAAGTATTATATGAAGGCATGGTATATGCCAAACAATGATAGTTCCGAATACATCAAGTTAATGGCTATCCTTCAGAAGTTTATCGACCAAGGCATGAGTGTCAATCAATGGTATGATTTAACTAAGATTGAGGGGAAAGTTTTAGATAGTAATAGAGTAAAAAGAGACATCATTACCGCGTACAAGTATGGACTTAAGTCTTTATATTATATTCGTAGTAAGGATAAAGAAAACACAAGTGAAGTAATCGTATCTGGCTGTGAGTCAGGTGCTTGTTCAATATAGGAGTTATAGCATGAGTTGCAAAATATTTAGTTTAGGTGAAACAGTATATAGTAAGGGAACAACATTATTTCTTGGTGAGAATTCTTGTCATAGAAATATTCAAACATACCACGACCCAAAATACCCGTGGATTCTAGACTTTGCTGAAGAGATGCGTGCAATAGGAAACTGGAGTAAGAATGAAATTGATTTGAGTAAAGAGAAGAAAGACTTTGATAGTCTTGATGAAGCGGGTAGACATATTTATGAGGCGGGTTTAAAGTTCGCAATTACATTAGACTCCTGTGCAGGTCGCGCCCCATTACAACTATTCAATAACGGTGGTATTTCCAACAACCCAGAGTGGGAACTATATATAACGAATCATCAGAATAATGAGTTACTTCATTCTGAATCATATACTGAAATGGTAAGAGCTATCTATAATGATGTAGATAAGTTCATTGATTCTATTACTAGTGATGAACACATCCAAAAGAGGGCGGCAAGTATTCTAGGCGCATTTGATTGGGCGACCGATATCTTTGATAAGATGGATGCTAATGCAACATGTAATGCTAATAACATGGCTAAGATATACCCTGAAGTTGATGAGAAACTAATTAAGACTGCAATTTATAAAGCAGCGTTAGTTCTTAATATGTTCGAAGGTATTAGATTCTTCTGTACATTCGTTACTAATTGGAGTTTCTCTGAACAACCAACTAAATTGATGGCGGGTTCTAGTAATATCTTTAAGCTAATTGCGCGAGATGAAATGGTGCATTTAGATGTATTCCAAAGAGTACTTAAAATGTTAAGAACAGATAAGTCCGAAGGGTTCGTGGAGATTATAGAAGAACTAGAGGATGAAACTTATGATATGTTTGAGACAGCATACAAAGAAGAGATGGAGTGGGTTGAATACTTATTCAGTAAGGGTACACCTCTGATTGGTATGAATGAACATATTCTGAAAGAATACATGGACTATATCTTCGCAATACGCATGACCAACATTGGTTTAAATCCATCTAAGTTAGGCTTGAGTATTGGCAACAATCCATTACCGTGGGTTGAGAACTACCTTGATTCAAGCAATGTTAAGAGCGCACCACAAGAAATCGAATCTGTAAATTATATTGCCGCCATCGACTCGAGTAAAGATGAAGACTTCAGTATAGATGATTTATGATGAGCACTAATAAATATATTAATGGAATGGATATATAATGGCAAAAAATTTGAAAAGGAAGATATTGGTGAAAACTACGGTTTTATATATCGCATCACCAATACTGATAATGGGTATGATTATGTTGGAAGGAAGTATTTTTACACCAAACGTAAATTAAAACCATTGAAGGGCAAGAAACGAAAACGAATTAAAATAGTTGAAACCGATTGGGATTCTTACTATGGTTCGTCGAATAGACTTACCGCGGCTATTGAAGAGCTTGGTAAAGGGGTATTCAAAAGAGAAATTATCCATCTCTGTAAAACTCGTGGTGAGACCAACTACATGGAGATGTGGTATCAAGTTCAAGAAAATGTTCTATTACGAGAAGACAACTACAATGGCATTATCGCCATTAAACTAAACCACAATTCAGTCAAGAATCTTAGTATCCCTTAAGGGATACCTTTTTATATCCCTTAAGGGATACCTTTTTATATCCCTTTTTATTTGATGATAGCGCTGTACTTTCGCCGTAGTTATGATATAATATAACTATAAACAATAAAAAAGGATATAATATGAAAAGAAAAATTACTAAAAAACAAGAAGAGGCTCAAAGAAGGGCGGTTGATAACATGATGGGTAAACAAATTGTGGATGAGTTCTTTGAATACCTTGATAAGATTATTAATGAGAAAAAGTAATATGAACAGATCATTAATGTTAAAATAAATACGGTTTTGCACTTTACAAATGCATTAGAATATGATATAATATACATATAAAATAAAAAAAGGTGTTACTTTTAATAAAACGGAGACACAAAATGTTAGCAACAATTTATATTAGTCATAGTGAACATAACTGGGACGTTACAACTTATGTTGATGATTATGAATGGGAAGGTTTTTACGAAACCTTTACAACTAAATCAAAAGCATTAAAAGTCGCAAACAAAATCAAAAAAGAACTGTTTGAAACAGAAACAGAAATATCTGAAATTGAAATGATTATTGATTTTAAACACGGTCTTGAAAACGACATCAAATCTTTCAAAAGGTTGGTGGCATAATGAAACAAGAACGCGAAATTAATTTGAAACACAAAAGAAAATCAACAAAATTCAAGAATCAATGATATAATATAAAATAAAAAAAGGACATAAAAATGAAAAAAATTAATGAATTTAACAAAGGTAATTTAAAAGAATTCCGTCATGAATTGGACGCGGTATTAACTAAATTTGGTGTAAAGGTCGGCCTTGATATTAGATCGGAGAAAATTAATTATAATGATTCAACCGCGACAATAACGATTGACGCTAAATTACACGGATCACAATCTAGAGAGGCTATGGAATTAGAACTATATTCCGATTTCAAAGAAAATGATATAATTAGAATTAAACAATTAGGTGAAGTCAGATTCGTTGGATATAAAACAAAGAATAGAAAATACCCATTCATTGTAGAGACTGTGCACACGGGTAATAGATATAAATTAAGTCAACAACATGTTAATGCGAGGGTGAATATAGTATAATGAAAGACAATATAATTTTAGTTGATTGCGATGGAGTCCTATTAGATTGGGAACCATACTTCCATAATTGGATGTTGGAAAAATTTGATATGAAGCCCATCAATAAATCATTGTACAACATAGGTAAAGTATATGGAATTACTCCACGCGAGGGTCATAAGTATGTTAGTCAATTCAATTCTTCTGCTCACACGGCTAACTTAGGTCCATTGCGTGACGCTGTTAAATATGTACGCAAGTTATATACTGATCATGGTTATAGGTTTCATGTAATCACTAGTCAAACATCGGATGATGCTGCTAAGGAATTTCGTAAGTATAACTTAGAAACATTGTTCGGTAAGGAAGTCTTTGAAGGTATTACTATATTAGGTCAAGGCGATGATAAAGATAAAGAATTAGCTAAGTGGAAAGACTCTGGTTGTTATTGGGTGGAAGATAAGCCCACTAACATTGAGGCTGGTTATAATGTTGGACTAAGCCCTATTATGATGGCACATAATCATAATGTCGGGGAACACTTAGATATTCGTGTGCAGGATTGGAAAGAGATATATAATAAAATAACAGGAGAAGTTTAATGGAGTATTTACAATTTTTTGCGTTAGTGATTTTTATAGGTATTTTTCATATAAATATGTCTAATATGAAAAATGAAATTAGAAAAATAAGGAGAAAATGATGTTTGAATTTGCGATAGTTTTTATGGCGGTGGGTATCGGTTGGTATCTAGGTAGTCTACATACTAAATTAAAGTTGGTACAGTGATGGAATATTATTGGTTTATCACATCCGGTTTAATGCTTTTTTCATATTGGATAGGCGTCACAATTGGGTTCAATAAATTTAGAAATGAGGTGGATGATATTGTTAATGATATTGTCAATGGTATTTTAAATGATTATGAGGAGCAGTATAATGAGTCAAGCAGAAAAAGATAAGGCAAGGGCAATTTTAAAAGGTCAAGTGGCTGAGTTTTTGGCTAACGGTGGTGTCATTGAACAGGCCAGAAAAAGAGAAGATGACATTATGAATTTACCATATAGGGCCATTAAAGATGAAGATAGATTGGTGTGGAAACGTACACAGGCGCGAGTCGATGGAGTATATCAATATTTTACATAAATAGGAGAAAAATATATTATGAATATTAATGAATTGAGGGGTTGGTTAAAAGAAGGTGTGGTGGACATCACATTCACAAAGAAGGATGGCAGTGAACGCCAAGGCTTTTTTACTACTAGAGAGGATTTGGTGGCAGAAACTTCCGGTAACGGGGGTAGAGAACATGCTGATGATATGCTGGTAGTCACTGAAATGGTGGATGGAAATGCACAATGGCGTTCTTTTCACTTCGACCAAGTAACAAGTGTGGGTGTGCAATGAGTAAAACAGTGATTGCCGGCGTGAAAAGAAAAAGAGGCGCCAATGGAAACAATATTAATAAAAAATCTTTAAGTCACGGCTCATATAGATGTGCTCGTAAACCAAACAGTAAGCGATGCAAGAATCAATCTTAACATTTATGCAATGGATGGCGATAGCATTCATCTTTAGTATAGTCACAATCATGATGATTTTATTTTTGATAATATTAATACCTTTTATGATGTTCGGTATTTTCATTGACTGGGAAGAATCTCAAGGTATTTACAATAGACAATAAATGTGATATAATATAAATTATGAGAAAAAATGATATTAAAGTTCTAAGTGAACGAGACCATGTAAGACAAAAGCCTGGTATGTATGTCGGCGATATTACACTATCACCTCATAATCGATGGGGTGTATTTGATGATAAAATTGAAAAGTGCAACATTAACATTGTACCCGCTTTCTTAAAGCTATTCGATGAGATTATTTCCAATTCAATAGATGAGTATTTAAGAACCGATGGTAGGCACGCGAATCTAATTAAAGTTAAAATCGATGGTGATAAAATATCCATTGAAGATAATGGCCGAGGCATATCTTCTGAGTTTGATGAAGAGCATGGTAAGACCAAGGCTGAATTGGCCTTCACTAATTTACGCGCAGGTGCCAACTTTGGTGAAGATGATTTTGTAAGTATTGGTACGCATGGTCTTGGTGCATCTTTGGTTAATATCATGTCGCATAGGTTCACCGTCATGACAGACAATAATGTGGACAGAACACATATTAAATGTAAAGATGGTATGCTACACTGTGATTCTCAAGTCACGGCCTCTAACGGTAATGTGGGGACGAAGGTTACCTACACACCAGACTACGAATTATTTAAAATGAGTGGATTGGATGATACTCATATTATGATGATTGAAAAACGTGTTATGGATCTTGCGGTGTGCTATCCTAAAATTCAATTTAAGTTGAATGGTAGGCTTATTAAGAGTAGAGTGTTTAAAAATTATCTAAACATGATCGATCCAGTATTTGAATTTATTGAAACCGATCATTACAAAATTGCCGTGCTACCATCTGATGCTGGTGATCAAATTTCATTTCTTAATGGTATAGAAACATTCAGAGGTGGTTCTCACATTGATTATGTTTCAATGCTTATTAATAATGCACTGCGCGATAAGATCAATAAGAAACATAAACTTAATATTAAGCCGTTTGATATTAAGTCTAAATTTATATTCGTTCTTATCACCAATGAAATTCCAGGCCTGAAATGGGAGTCTCAAACCAAGGAACGAATGACTCTCGAGATATCAAAATTTAAAGACCTATTCGCCGATTTGGAGGATAACGATAAATGGTTCAATAAGATAATGCGTAATGAAGATCTTATTATGCCTATCATTGAGGCTCAATTACTTAAGAAACAACTGGCCGAAGCTCGAGAATTAAGAAAAAAGCTTAAAGACACTCACAGAAAGAAGGTTATTTCTCACGTTCAAGCCAAGGGTGGTGGCAATATTCTTTTCTTGACTGAGGGTCAATCAGCGATTGGTAATCTTATTAAGGTTCGCGATCCTAAAATTCATGGTGGTTATCCATTGAAGGGCAAGGTTAAGAATACATACGGTATGAAGCTAACCGATATTGTTAAAAACAAAGAGTTGAGCGATGTAATGAATATTCTAGGCTTAAATTTAGGTGAACCCGTCACTACAATGAATTATGACTATATCGGTATTCTTACCGACCAGGATGAAGATGGGCACCACATTAAAATGCTACTCATCGGATTCTTCGCTCATTGGAAGGAGCTATTCACACACCATAAGATTAGAATCTATAACTCACCACTAATGATTGCCAAGAAGGGTGGTGAAGTAAAATATCTATATAATTTAAAAGAAATTGGCAATGAAGACTTGAGTGGGTGGAGTAAGAAATACGCCAAGGGTCTTGGTTCTTTATCGGCTTCAGAATATAGAGATATTATTAACACAGATGATTATGATGTTATTACACATGATGATATAAATGATCCTAAAGCACTACATTTAGCTTTAGGTGACGAGGCCCAATTACGAAAGGATTGGTTACTAGCATAATGTATAAATTAATAAGAAACAAATATAGAGATATTATACCTAAGTCAAGATTATCTAATGTAGACCCTAAGGGTGAAACATATAAGAAATTTTTGATGGATAAACTAAATGAGGAGTTGCAGGAACTTGCCGACTCTGATTGGAGCGATGTTAATGAATATGCAGATGTGTATGAAGTTTTCTTAGCTATTATGAAGGCACACGGAGTTGATGAAGATGATGTACTTAAGGCCAAAATAGAGAAGGTTATCACAAATGGATCGTTTTCCGATGGTCTATTGTTAAAAGATTAAAATAAATACGGTTTTGCACTTTACACAGGCCCTATTTTATGATATAATATACATATAACAATTGAAAAGGAAGTGATATGAATACTAGAGGCATGAACAGAAGAGAAAAACTACAATATGAAGCTAAACAACGAAGACTTCATGGCTCATCTAAATTGGATATTTCGATGAACGCGGTTTCAATGGTTGAAGAAAATAAAATGATTGATAAAGCTCTATTCGGTATGGCTGAAATTAATGATGATAATATTGAGGCTCAGGGTATGGCGGCATACTCACCTGAATTTATGTACGCCACCGAGACGGAGAATAAAGCCGACATGGCCACCACCTCCGGTTTAAATTTTAACACCCCTGATTGGTAATATGAAATCTATTGAGGATCTTGTAAATAACGAGTTTAAATCATACTCAGAATATGTATTGTATAATCGCGCCATTCCTAGTATGATGGATGGATTTAAGTCAGGGCAGAGGAAGATTGTATACACAACAAATAAGGTGGCGCGTCACAAACTAAATAAAACGGCTTCACTGGCCGGTGCCGTAATCTCACACGCAAACTTCCATCATGGACCAGCATCATTAGAAGATGCAATCAATGGATTGGTCGCGCCATTTAATAATAATATTTCACTACTCGAAGGCGAAGGCTCTTTTGGGTCAAGATTAGTACCGGCCGCTGCTGCGGCTAGATATACTTTCACAAAATTATCCAATAACTTTGATAAATGGTTTGCAGATTTTGATGTAATGCCACCAATGAAAGACCCTGAAGACCCTGAGCCGAGATTTTATCTTCCTCTAATACCGTGGGTATTGGTTAATGGTGTGCAGGGAATTTCCGTAGGCTTTGCTACAAAGATTATGCCGTATGACCCTAAAGTGTTATTAAAGCTTGTAAAGGCACGGCTCAAGGGTAAGAATATTAGAGGTATGAAGTTAATACCACAATTCCCTGACTTTAATGGTACAGTGGAACGAATAGGATCTGAAATCATGGTGACGGGTAGTTATAAAGTAATCTCACCCACCAAGATTAGCATTACCGAGGTACCACCGGTATTTACGCGTGAAAAATACATTGAGCACCTAGAGAAATTGGCCTCGAAGGGAAAAATATCTTCTTATGATGACCAATGTGATGAGAATGGTTTCCAATTTGAAGTAAGGATGCGAAAAGATCCTAACATCATACCAACATTTGCCCTTAAGAAAGTATTGCATGAAAATATTACTGTGATTGGTGAAAACGGTAAGTTGAAAATCTATGATAACCCTTATGAGTTAATTGAGGACTTTGTTGATGCTCGCATTAAATATGTTGAACAAAGACTTAAGTTTAATATTAATAGAGACCAGACATCGCTTGATCTAGTGATTGAGAAGATTAGATTTATTACTGAAGTTATTTCCGGTAAGATTAACTTTAAGGGTAAAAATAAAGGTGAAATGGTTAACACTCTCACCGATATGTGTTATAATAATATAGACATGTTATTAAAAATGAACATGTACTCTCTAACCAAAGATAATATAGATATATTGAAGGGAATGGAGACTACATTAATTAAAGAATTAAAACACTGGAATTGTACTACCGCGGAAATTGAGTACACGGAAGACTTAAATAAATTATGAATAAACTAATGTTAATTGACTTCAATGGAATTGCGATTGGGTCGCTAATGGCTGTGACTAAATCTCAGAAAGATGTAAACGAGGATTTAATCCGCCACTTGATACTAAATACTATTATAGGTTATAAAAAGAAATTTAAAGCCGATGAAGTGGTTATCTGTGCAGATGCAAGAAGTTGGAGGCGCGAAGCTTTTCCACATTATAAAGCTTCACGACAAAAAACTAGAGAGGCTTCTCCCTATGATTGGGGTGAGGTATATAAAATCTTTAACTTAATCTTAGATGAAATTAATGATAACCTACCATGGAAAGTTATATATGTGAAAGGCGCTGAAGCGGATGACATCATCGGCTTTATCACTCTTAAATATGCTAGACACCAACCCATCACTATTGTATCGGCCGATAAAGACTTTATACAATTGCATAGTGCGGGTGATGTAAAGCAATGGTCACCCATTATTAAGAAATTTATTAGTCATAAAGACCCAGTGGCCTATTTAAAGGAGCATATCATTAGAGGAGATAGTGGTGATGGTATTCCCAATATATTATCTTCCGATGATACATTTGTGACTAGTAAGAGACAAACCCCTATGAAGAAGATATATATTGAGGCTTGGCTTGAAATGAAGCCAGAGGATTTCTTAACTACTTCAGAGATGGCGGATAGGTGGATGCTTAATAAAAATATGATCGACTTGACCTGTACACCGGATGATATTAAAAATGAGATTGATGACAAATATTCTAATTATAGTGGTACTACACACCGGATGAAAATATTTAATTACTTTACTAAAAAGAAGCTTAGGAACTTAATCGGGGATGTAGCATCGGTATAATAAATAAAATAAAAAAAATACTGGATAATAGAGTCATTACAGTATCACAGGACTTTATAGATTATCGAGATCACATATATGAAAATGGTTCCGCGTTCAACAGTAGAGACAAATGTGATAGCCTATTGCTAGAATGGTGGATGGAACGTAATACATTTGTAGATGAGCCATTGATCTATTCTGATGAGAAAACTAATTGGAGATACGATTGGGGTCTATATGATTATAAAGTAGACAATAAAGAAATCAACTATTCACATTGGAATATATCTTCCGCGGCGCTGGTTAAGATCACAGATTCAATTGATAAAGACTTCTTGACCCACTTCCTCTTATATGAAACGATAAGACCAGAAAGACTATTAGAGGCCGGGGATGTAGTAACATTCAAAATATTAAATTTTGTGAATTCCAAGAAGGCCATTAATGGTATGTGGAATTCAAATTATGGTGGTAAATATTTACCAAAAACCTATTTACATAAGCTGTAAAATATGTTATAATAGTAGTATAAACTAAATAATGGAAGAGTGAATGAACGGAAAATATCCAATTTATATTATATCGAAAGGTAGAGCAGAATCAAGACAAACATCGAGAACATTGGAGGCATTAAATACTCCATATAGAATTGTAATCGAGAAAAGCGAATATGCAGATTACGCCGCGGTAATTGACCCAGACAAGATTCTGACACTACCCGAAGGCTTCAGAGAAGATCCTAAATACGCAATACCTGATGACAAGGGCCAGATCGGTGGTTCAATACCGGTGAGAAACTGGGTGTGGGAACATTCAATTTCTGAGGGCCACGCACGGCATTGGATTATGGATGACAATATCCGACACTTCTATAGACTAAATAATAATTTAAAGATCAGAGTAACGTCCGGCAATATTTTTAAAGCATGTGAAGACTTTACTGATAGGTATGAAAATGTACCCATGTCTGGCATGAACTATGCATTCTTTGCCCCCGCGTTTTCTAAACGACCTCCCTACTATCTAAACACTAGAGTATATTCTTGTATACTATTAAGTAATGATATTCCTCATAGATGGCGTGGAAGATATAATGAAGATACAGACCTAAGCTTACGAATATTAAAGGATGGTTATAATACATTCCTATACAATGCATTCCTATGTGGTAAGTCGGCAACAATGTCTATGGAGGGTGGTAATACAGAAGAAGTATATGCCAAGGATGGAGAGGCGTTCGATAACAGATTAACCTTCGCAGAGTCTTTGAGAGACCAACACCCGGATGTGGTGCGTATTACAAAGAAATGGGGAAGGTGGCATCATCACGTAAATTATGAAGGATTCAAGGTCAGCAATAAACTAGTGCTTAAAAAAGGACTAAATATAAGTAAGGGTACTAATGAATATGGTATGAAATTAATGAGAATGAATGAAGAAGATTTAACAAACGAAGATAAGGAAGAAAATAATGCCTAAGAAAAATGATAAGCCACAGAATTTACTCGTAATGACGGGTAGAGAGGAAGAACAAACACCGTTCGGTTGGGACGATATGCCGGAATTTATACAAGAGGATAACGAAGCTCCCTTGGTGCTTAAAATTCGTTTCCGTAATGATAAAGACATTAGAGATTTTGCAGACCTTATTGGTCAACCTCAGATCACCAACAAGACTAAAAGTATTTGGTACCCAGTATTAGATAGAAATAGAAACTCTTTATTGAGATGGATGGATGAAGATGGTGAAGACGCGGCCAAGGCTGAAGACGCAACAGGAGCTACGGGTAGATATGATTAAAATATTGGTGACGGGTGGTGCAGGTTTTATTGGTTCACACCTATGTGAAAGATTGGTGGGTGAAGGTCATGAAGTTACTTCGCTGGATAATTACTTCACCGGCTCAATCTTTAATCACATATCGGGGGTGAGATATGTTACTGGTTCAACCAAGGATATTGAAACATTAATTGACCCCGATATAGAGATTATCTATCACCTAGGTGAATATTCTAGGGTGGAACAAAGCTTTGAAGATGTAGAATTAGTATTGGAGTATAATAAAAAGGGCACATTCGCTGTATTGGAGTTTGTTAGAAAATATGGTGCAAGATTAATCTATTCGGGGTCGAGTACTAAATTTGCCGATGATAATACTGGCAGGGATCAGAGTCCATACGCTTGGTCTAAAGCTTCCAATACGGATCTTGTAATAAACTATGGTGAATGGTTCGGAATTGACTATGCCATTACTTATTTCTATAATGTGTACGGTGGTAGAGAGATTAAGACTGGTAAGTACGCTACTGTGGTTGCTCTATTCCTTGAAAAGGTTAGAAATGGCGAAAAGATAAGTGTGGTAAATCCTGGAACTCAAATGAGGAACTTTACATATATTGATGATATTATCAATGGTATTATACTTGTGGGTGAGAAGGGTGAAGGTGATGGCTATGGTATAGGCTCTGATACTGCATACACCATAGCCACTATTGCTGAAATGATTGCAATTAAAGGGCCTAGGCCTGTGATTGAATTCATACCGGAAAGACCTGGCAATAGAATGATGGGTGAAGTAAGGACTAGTAAGACGAAGGCCCTAGGTTGGGTGGAGAAAGGTAATTTGATGAATTATATTATGGAGTTGGATTTATGTGTATAAACATTGGTGTAATTGGTAATGGGTTTGTTGGTAAGGCGGTGGTGCATGGCTTTACTAAAGATGATAATAGTATCGTGATCTCAGATCCTTTATTGGGAACTACCACAAAAGATGTAATGGCCTCAAATCCAGAAGTTATCTTCATCTGTGTGCCGACACCTATGAGCGGCGATGGTAGTATTGATTCATCCATTATCGATACTGTGATAAAAGAGATTAATGGCTATGATGGTATCATTGTTTTGAAGTCCACAGTGACTCCAGATATTGTTAAATCTTTATCTGATACCTATGAGAGATTTGTATACAATCCTGAATTCTTAACTGAGACTAATGCTCTGCATGACTTTGAACATGCTACGCATCACGTATTCGGTGGTAGACCCAATGTTACTAAATTATTGGAAGAGTATTATAATAACAATACTATCTGCATACCTGCACCAAAATATCATATGTCTGCACCGGAGGCAAGTTTTGTTAAATATGGAATGAATTCTTTCTTGGCAGCCAAAGTCTTATTCTTCAATCAATGGTCGGACGCGATAGAATCTTTCGGTTGTTCTTATTCAGAGATTATGAAGGGCATTACCGCAGACCCAAGAATTGGAATAAGCCATACTTCAGTCCCTGGCCCAGATGGTAGAAAAGGATATGGGGGCGCCTGCTTCCCTAAAGACACCACGGCAATCTCTAATCTATTCCCAGATTTAACTATCATTAGGGAAACCATCACGAGAAATAATGAATATAGAAATCTATATGAGTTGGATGATAGGGAAAAGGCACAAAATGTTAGTTATAATATCCACCAAAACACTAATAACAACGCTTAGAAACGATTATGAACTGTGCCATTAAATATATAGAACCAATATGTTATAACTGTGCCCATAGGTCGAATTTCGTTAATGGGGCCAAAGGGATTATGTGTAAAAAGCATACTAAATATATTGATAGTCTATATTATACTTGTAATGATTTTAAGGAGAAAATGAAAAATATATTGGCAATATTAAATAAGATTGAAGCGACACCTAAGAAATTAGAGAAGCTATCAATACTAGAAGAAAATAAAGATAATGAATCATTGAAATCTGTGCTTATACATGCTTTGGACCCAAGAATTATATATCATATTAAGAAGATACCGGAATATGAAACAATTAAGTATTGTGATTTATATGATATTGATTGGGGTATAAATAAATTGTCAAAATTATCATCAAGAGAATTGACTGGTGGTGCTGGTGCACTATACCTCGCCGATATTTTATCTAGAATTTCAACCGATGATGCAATAGTTATTGAACGCATTATTAAAAAGGATCTTAGGGTGGGTATGTCTAAAAAGACTGCGAACAAAATCTGGGGTAAAGACTTCATACCAGAATTTCCAGTAATGCTCGCGTCATCGATGAACGAAAAGAATTTAGCTAAGATTAATTATCCAGCGTTTGTTCAAACCAAGATGGATGGCATGAGGGCAATGATTCTAATCAAAGACTATAATGTATCTGTATTTACTCGCAATGGTAAGCCCATCGATGTAGGTTCACAATTCACCGAATTGGTTGATGTTGATATAAGTAATGATTTTGTAATAGATGGAGAGTTATTGATTGTAGATTCTAATGGTACACCACTGGATAGGAAGACTGGGAATGGTATTCTCAATAAAGCATTGAAGGGAACAATTTCAGATGAGGAGCGAAAAATGGTTCGCATGGTGGCTTGGGACTATATACCAATGCAGAACTTTAATGATGGGCGATGCGATATATTGACTAAGTCTAGATTATATCACCTAGATTCAATCATTAAAAATGTACCGAACATAACCATGATTGATAATCACATTGTAAAAGACTATGAGGCGGCTTCGGTAATATTCAACTCTTTATTAGATAAAGGTGAAGAGGGTGTAATCATCAAGAACATTAGTTCTCCTTGGGTGAATAAGCGAAGCCCAGATTTAGTTAAGATGAAGGAGATATTAGAGGCGGATTTGGAAATCGTTGATGTCAAAGAAGGTGAAGGTAAATTCACCGGTGCGCTAGGGGCATTTATAGTAAAGGATAGTTCTGGTGGCACTTTATGTGCCGTGGGTACAGGCTTTGATGATGAACAACGAAAAGAATACTGGTCCAATAGAAATAGTTTAAAGGGTAATATTGTGGCAGTACAATATAATGCCAAGATTAAAAGCAAGAGTAATGATCTAGGTAGTTTATTTCTACCAGTATTTGTTGAGATGAGGGATGATAAAGATGAGGCGGATAATCTATGGAAGAAGTAGAAGTGAAAGAAATGGATAAGCCGATTAATTATAGAATTAATATGTGCTTTGAATGGAATGATTTCGACTCCTGTGTTGAATTTGAAATAACGGTGGACGGTGAAGTTGGGGATAAGGCCGACCTAGTACATGAATTGATAATTAACTGGAATTCTATCATTATGATGGAGGATGGTACTGTGGTTAATTTAGATCAATTTAAACAAGCCTTTGTTGAAAAGATTGGTGTCGCGACACCCACTAAAACGAATAATAAAATATTAAAGATGTTACATTGATAAAATAATTCATATAGCACTGTACAACGCATTAAAAGTATGATATAATATAACTATATTACAATAAGAAAGGTACTATAAATGTCAAAAATGAAAACTCTAGGTATTGAGCCGGTGATGTCACTACAAGAAGTAGCGGATGTGATGGGTATTACACGTCAACGCGTTTACGCAATCGAAAAAGCCGCTCTGGAAAAATTATCCAAAATGAAACAAGCACAGGACATGAAGAAGATGTACTTGGATAATGATTATGATAAATGAAGTTGGTAAAAAAGGCTTAGATAAATATCTAGATTTTTGTGCTCGTCATGGGAATATTGATATTGATAAGGCTCGTATCACTACACGGGCGGCCATAAGAAATCATAATAAACCAGATTCCGATAAATCAGAAATGGTTGAAATGGATAATCTAATGGGCCAATGGTACAATTCATTATCTTCTGGGGTACCTGACTATTCCGTATATGAAAGTCCATATTATTTCTGTGAAACTTGGCTATGTTGGACTAAGTACTCTAGACAATATTTAAAAGATATTGTCAGATTAGGTGTAGTATCTCAAATGGTGGGTGTTAATACAGTCGTGGATTTAGGCAATGGCGTGGGCTATACTACATCAGTACTTAAACGAGATATATTTCCCAACGCTACTGTATATGGAACTAATGTAGTGGGAAGTCATCAATATACCATGGCAGAAGATTTAGGCAATCAATATGGATTTACAATGCTACCCGACCATTCTAGTTTAGGGAGTGTAGATCTAATCTTCGCATCAGAATACTTTGAACATTGGGATCACCCCATAGAACATTTAGAGGATATTTTAATAAACACCAATCCAAGATATTTGTTATTAGCCAATGCTTTTACACAGGACGCGATTGGCCACTTCAACGAATATTATCATGGTGGGGTTACATATACTAAACCACAGATGAATAGATTATTTAATAAGACTATGAAAAAATGGGGATATGAAAAAATTGCAACCAAGTGTTGGAACGGTAGACCCGCATTTTGGAGAAAGATTGAAAATAATACGGTTTTGCACTTTACAGATGCTTAAAAGTATGATATAATATAACTATATTACAATAAAAAAGGATATACTATGAATAACAGTGAAAAGAATAATTTTTTAAATACAAAGAATAGATATTATATAGCCGGATATTGTGATGGTGGTCAGGGCACTGACATAGTTTTAAGAGAAGACTCACCTGAATATCAAGACTATTTGTCGGGGTATGCGGATGCAAAGGAGCATAATGAGTCTAACTAAGGTGGGAGATTATCTTTATCATAAAATAAAAAGAGATGAGCATATCTTCTTCATTAGACATGATATTATAGGTGCTGTGGATGTGGATAATGATGATGATGAAATATTATTTGAATTTTCAGATCACGTCCTATCTCTAATTAAAGATGAGTGGTTTTTAATGAAAGGTAAAACAATTTAAAAAAAAGGAGAAAAAGATATGAAAAAATTGGCGATGTTATTTCTTGCATTAAATGTTAATGCAGGCGACGCGGTTAATGGTGAGGCGATGTATAATAGTCTTGGTTGTAGTGGTTGTCATGGAGTGAGTGGTGTTTCATCAATTCCTGTATATCCAAGCTTGGCTGGGAAAGATACGGCTTTTATTGTTAAACAGTTGAAGGATTTTCAAACTGGCGCTAGAGTGGATTCAACGATGAACGCGATGGCACCTATGGCGGCTGGGTATGAAGAAGATATTGGCTTATATTTATTTGGTGAATAATACGGTTTTGCACTTTACAGATGCTTAAAAGTATGATATAATATAGTTATATTACAATAAAAAAGGAATAGATGATGAGTGAAATCGATATAGAACAAGAAATTAACGAAGATAATATTTTTAATATTGAGGTTATTGATAACCCTGATGGTTCAGCGAATGTAACTATGGACTTAGATAATGATATACAAACCGCGTTGATGAAACAAGGTTTGGAATACTTAATTGAAGAGATGGGTAAGACAGATGATGTTAAAGTATTATCTCCCAATGAGTTCGAAGGTGAGGCATCTACTTGGGAACTAAGTGATGATGATAGGAATTGGCTATTTCACTTTGGATTTATTAATGCTTTGAGAAAGGGGATGAGTGATG